ATAATAATGGATACTTGGCCAAATCTTTACTACCTGAAAAGAGATGATCGGAAACCTGGAACCAGAGGAAAATGTGATGAAAGAAAAATTCCCAAGTGCTGATATGCTAGGGCAACTTGCTATTGCTCTGGGTAAGATGGATTGGAGTCCTGATGATGAACTTCGCGTCAAGATTGGTGGTGTCGCTAATAGTGGCATTCACCAGACCGAAGGTGCTAACCCCAAGTGGGCAAAACCTTATGGAACAGTAAGTTATCAGAGTGATGCTTTCATTGTGATTGAGAATGTGACTCGCAACCCTGTTGTCCCATCACAACCAAACCCTGAGTTAAAGCAGGCACATCCTTATGAATGAATATTGGGAAGTGGTAAGTCACTGGACTGGCAAAGTCATTGCTCAGTGTGGGCAAGAAAGTGACGCCAGGATGCTTTGTGAACTTAGTCCGAAGGAAAGAATTTATAGGAAAGCAACGTTTATAGTTGACCAGGTTATTGATGTTACATCAACAACTGATAAACAACTCCCTGGTCAACAGGGTCTTCCTGCTGCCAAGATTCGACTAGAAGACGCTCAGCAACAAATACAACTTAGAGGAAGCGATGCCGAAGTTTTCGTACCCTAATGACCCTAAGGATGCTAAATGTCCTTATTGTGGAGAAGCAGGAAAACCCTGCTCCCACGTCAATAGTTTAGCAAGAGCATATGCAAGAAGTGCTTGTAAGAAGAAGCACGGGGAATAAATAATTGCAGGACGCAATTTTTTATGCCTCTCTACAATACTCCCGAAGCCTATGTCTTTAATCTCCACACAACAAACTCAGCGGAAGCGAAAAGGTTATGGAGGGCAAAGATAAAGGAAGAATGGGATTTAGAGTGTGCCTATTGTGGGTCTGATGAAAACCTCACAATAGACCATGTTGTTCCACGTTCAAAGGGAGGCACTGATTTCACTAAGAACTGTGTATGTGCTTGCCACGATTGTAACCAGAACAAAGGTCATACTCCTTGGGAAGATTGGTACTTCTCCCAGGAGTTTTTTAGTATGCAGAGATATGAAAAAATTAAAGATTGGATGAAACCAGAACTTCCCACAAATCTTTATCGTTACGGAAAGAGAAGAAACAACGTCTTATAAATAAATCAAAAGGACAGTATATACTGTCTAATCTGGTAAATACCGAATAAGAATAAATGGCAACTCCGATTAGGATTAAACGGTCTGCCGTACCTGGTAAACAGCCTACCGTAGATCAAATACAATTAGGAGAAGTAGCTCTTAATACATATGATGCAGAGCTTTATACTAAACGTGTAAGGACGGGAATTGGAACAGATATTGTCAGACTTGGTGCTGGCGCAACAGTAACAAATGTTTTATATGTCACAAAAGACGGAAGCGACACAAACACAGGAAAAAAACTTGGAGATGCAAAGGCAACAATCGAAGGAGCAATCGCAGCATCTTCAACAGGAACAGTTATTAGAGTTAGTGCTGGGACTTATATAGAGAATAATCCCGTAGTTATTCCAGAACAGGTTTCTATTGTTGGTGATAGTTTAAGAGAAGTATCGATACAACCTCAAAATAGCAATCAAGATCTTTTCCATGTTGCAAATGGAAATTATATTGCAGAGATGTCTTTCACAGGATCGATTGATTCTGGAAAGGCAATTTTTGCTTTTAATCCTAACCAAGTAGGATATTTTGATCAGTCTCCTTATATTCAGAACTGCACCAATTTTATTCCAAATAGCATTGGACTTAAGATTGACGGATCAAAGGCAATTGGTCCAACAAAATCAATGGTCTTGGATTCTTATACCCAGTATAATCAGGGTGGCATTGGAGCATCAATCACAAACGAAGGTTATGCTCAGTTAGTATCAATGTTCACTATCTGTAATGATACTGCAATTATATGTGAGAGTGGTGCTGCTTGTGATTTAACAAACTCCAACTCATCTTTCGGTAATTTTGGATTGATTGCCGATGGTGTAGGACCAAAAAAATATACTGGAATTGTTACGACAGCAAAACCAGCAAACTCTTTTGTTTATGACCTTGATATAAGCACTCCAACATTAAATGTTACTGCCGCAACTTATGATAATGTAACTGGTCTTACCACCATTACCGTTGATGCGAATCATAACCTTAATGTTGGTATGGGAGTTACGATTGCGGGACTTGGATTTACCTGTCCATCTGGTCCTGGAACTGTAACGTTCCCATCTGGAAACTATGGATATATTTTTGAGGTTGTTGATACTCCATCGGCAACTTCTTTCTCTGCTTATGTTGGAGTATCAACTCTCCAACATACTTATGATTCTGGTGGAACCGTAAGTATCAATGCGGTCAGACCTTTTGATGGACAGGCAATTTATCTTGATTCTCTTTACTATACAGTTGATAGTATTACAATTGGTTCTGGTGGAACTGGTTATACTGGAAATGCTACTGTTACGATCGGAGATCCTTCTGAAGAATGGGGTATTCCAGCCACTGCTGTTGCTGAAGTAACAAATGGAACTGTCACTAATATTGAGATGGTTTCTAATGGTCGTGGATACACCACCACACCAACAGTTACCTTCAGTACTCCAAATGTTGGACTGAATACAGCAACTGGAACGGCAAACATCCTACCAACTTATTATATTGTTGATAGTTCTACTCCAGTTGTATCTGGAATAACAACTGTCACACTAACGGAAAATGTTCCTTATGCAGTTGGTGTTGGAAGCACTGTTCCATTCTTTAAGCAAAGTAGAGTTCTTGCATCTGGTCACTCTTTTGAGTATATCGGATCTGGTGTGACGATTAGTTCTGCACTTCCACAGAATGGTGGTGTTCCAATTCAGGCAAATGAAACTGTATCTCGTAATGGTGGATTGGTGGTTTATACCAGCACCGATCAAACTGGTAATTTTAGAATTGGTGATGGAGTACAAATTAATCAACAAACGGGAACGATTAGTGGAAGATTCTATTCCAAGAGTTTGTTCTCCACAATGACGCCATTTATTCTTGCACTTAGTTAATAGGAGGGACACAAACTAATGGCACTCGCACTTAATGTCTTTAAGACAATTACACATCAGGCAACAACTGGTAATGTTGGAATATACACTGCTCCCGTAGGATACAGTGGTGTTGTTCTTCTTGCACAGGCAACAAATATTGATTCTACTTCTCATACCATATCTTTCTCACACGAAAGAACGACTGCTGGTGTTGCCGTAACCACTGAAATTTTAAAGGACTTTGTTATTCCTGCAAATGACAGTGCAAACCTTCTTGCTGGAAAGTTGGTTGTTGAGCAGAATGATGTTCTCATCTTCTCTTCTGATACCAGCACTGGTATTAAATTCATCGGAAGTATCTTAGAAACACTCAACTAATATCTAAAAATGGAACAGTTTCTCAGCGCCAAGTATTTAAGTGGTAGAAATGCCAATCAAAAGATTGGTATTGTCGATAGTACCGAAAATCAAAAGGTATTGGAGGTCATCGGCAACGTTGGTATCGGCACCACAGTTTTTGAGCCAACGGAAAAACTAGATGTTCGTGGTTCCGTAAGTGTTGCGGATACTATCACTGCAACAACAGTCAATGCTACCACGGTAGTTGTTACTGGCACTGGGAATACTTTTGCAGATTTAACTGTTACTGGAACTTCTTCTTTTGTAGGTGTCTCTACTTTTAGCGATAAAGTTATATTTGACAGTACTAACTCCATCCAAATTCCAGTTGGTAATACTTCAGAAAGAGATGCTGTAGGAGTTGCCGTAACTGGACAGATAAGGTATAATACAGAACTTTCTTCATTTGAAGGTTATGGTCCTGGTGGAGAGTGGGGATCACTTGGTGGTGTTAAAGATGTAAATCAGGATACTTACATCATTCCAGAACTTTCTGCTGGGTCTAATGAAGATACATTATATTATTATACTGGTGGGAACCTTTCCGGAACTATTTCATCAACAACTGGAGCAGTCTTTAATGTTGATGTTGGTATTGGTTCAACACAACCAACAGCAACTCTTGATGTCAGCGGAACCGCCAATGTTAGTGGACTTTCTACTTTTGGATCAAATGTAGATATTAATGCTTCGGTAGATATTTCTTCTAACTTAACTGTTGATGGATTAAGTGACCTTGATGAACTTAATGTAGCAGGTATTTCTACTTTTGGTTCTGATGTAGATATTAATGCTTCGGTAGATATTTCTGATACTTTAAATGTAACTGGAGTATCGACATTTATTGGTGGAATTACTGGAACAATCTCCACTGCCACACAACTAGAAACCGCAAGAGACTTCTCAATTACTGGAAGTTTTGTAACTGCTTCTGCTGTTTCTTTTGATGGTACTGGAAACGTAGCACTTGCCGCAACAATTACACCAGATTCTATCGGTCTTGGAACCTATACGACTGGTAGTTATGTAAAAAATATTAGTGGTACAATAAATCAAATTACAGTAACTGGTGGGACTGGAGAAGGATCGACACCAGTTATTTCTATTCCCAGTAGTCCAATACTACCTGGAAATGTAACTGTTGCTAATGATCTGCAAGTTAATAATAACTTAAATGTAACTGGAAATATTACGATTGGTGGAACTACTGCAATTATCTATGCCCAAGAATTTATTGTAAACGATAAAGAAATCGTTCTTGGATTTACAACTGATAGTTTTGGTAATGAAGTTTCTAATGATACTACTGCAGATGGTGGTGGTATTTCTATTGCTTCAACAGAAGGCAATCCACTAATAGATTTTACTATTGCTGGAGTTCATACACATCCAAATACTTATAAGGATATTATTTGGGTTAAGACAGGTACTTTAGGTGCTGGGACGACTGATGCTTGGCACTTTAATTATGGTGTTGGTATTGGTTCTACTCAAGTTCCTAACGGTGCAAGACTTGCGGCTGGTAATGTTCAGATAACTGAAAATGATATTTCGGTTGTAAGAAATATTAATGCTTCTGGTGTTGCGACATTACCAACAATTGATGCTACAAATGCTACAATTGATAATTTAACATTTACCAGTGGAACAGCAATTACATCTGTTGATACTGATTTGAGTTCTGTATCAACATCTGATGATACTCTTGCTTCTGCTAAAGCAATTAAGGATTATGTTGATGGTGAAGTTTCTACAATCAATACCACTATCGGTAATATTGATTTAGACTTTGGTGGTGACACTGGAACGGGTGCCATTGACCTTGACAGCGAAACATTTACTATTGCTGGAACATCAAACGAAATTGTAACTGTAGGTTCTGGCAATACTGTTACCATTGGGTTACCTGATGATGTAACAATAGCAACGTCATTGACCGTAGGATCAGGAACGACAATTACTAATGATGGTATTGTTGCTGGTATCGTTACTGCATCTTTAACTGGTACTGCAACCACTGCGACCAATCTTTCTGGTGGAGATTCTGGAGATATCCCATATCAATCTTCTAATGGTATAACTACATTTGTTGATGCGACAGGAGCAACAGATGGACAAATTCTTCTTTGGAATGGTTCTGCTCCAGTATGGGATAATGTTCTTGCTGCTACTGGAATATTTGTTGGTATAACGGTTGAAGATGAAGGCGTAACAGTAGGAACTGCGACTAGTATTGCAACACTTAACTTTGTAGGATCTAATATTGTAGCAACAGCAACAACTGGTGCTGATGGTATTTCTACAATTACCTTATCAGACACCCCAACTTTTGATACAATTAATGTTACTGGTCTTTCTACTTTTGGGGCAAACGTAGATATCAATGCTGCTGTTGATATAAGTAATAACTTAGTTGTAGATGGATTAAGTGACTTAGATGAACTTAATGTTGCTGGTATTGCAACCTTTGGATCAGATGTAGATATCAATGCTGCTGTTGATATTTCTCAAGAGCTTAATGTTACTGGAGTATCAACATTCGGTGATAAAGTTATATTTGATAGTACAAACTCTATTCAAATTCCTGTTGGTAATACGTCAGAAAGAGATGCTGTAGGTGTAGCAGTTACTGGACAGATAAGATATAATACTGAATTATCGTCCTTTGAAGGTTATGGTCCCGGTGGAGAGTGGGGATCACTTGGTGGTGTTAAAGACGTAGACCAAGATACGTATATTATCCCAGAAACTAGTGCTGGATCTGATGAAGATACATTATCATTCTACACTGGTGGGAATCTTTCCGGAACTATTTCATCAACAACTGGAGCAGTCTTTAATGTTGATGTTGGTATTGGTTCAACACAACCAACAGCAACTCTTGATCTTGATGGAACATTTAATGTTACTGGTATTTCAACCTTTGGATCAGACCTTGATATTAATGCTGCTGTTGATATTTCTTCTAACTTAACTGTTGATGGATTGAGTGACTTAGATCAACTTAATGTTACTGGTGTTTCTACTTTTCTTGATAATGTAAGAATTGCTGATGATAATATAAAACTCCAAATAGGAGGCGGGAATGATATTGAGATATATCATTCTTCTGGAGTAAATTTTATTGAGATTGATTCTGGATCCGCTTTATCAATAAAAGATGCAACTAACACAAGAGCTGTTTTCCAAGGAACGGGAGCAGTTGATTTGTATTATGGAGCAAACAAAAAATTTGAAACTATTGGTGCTGGTGTAACAGTCACTGGAACTACATTTACAAATCAACTTAGTGTTTCCGGTCTTTCTACTTTTGGGGCAAACGTAGATATCAATGCTGCTGTTGATATAAGTAATAACTTAGTTGTAGATGGATTAAGTGACTTAGATGAACTTAATGTTGCTGGTATTGCAACCTTTAATTCTCTTACAACACTTGGTGCTGGACTTACGGTAACAGGTATCGTAACCGCAAGTGGTGGTTTTAATTTAGGTATTAGTTCTGGTGGAACTTCTATTACTTCAGGACCAGTTACTACTCTGAACTTCATTGGTGCTGGTAATACCTTTGCCGTTGATGGAACAACTGTTGATATTACTCTCACTCCTGATGTTGAGTATACTGATATTAATAAGCAAACATTTAATGTTGGTGTTGGTGGAACAACCTTAGTTACTCTGAATGAATCTTATACATCTGGTAATGTTGATGTTTATGTTAATGGTATTAAGTTAATTCCAACATCCGATTTTACTGAAACGAGTCAAAACGTCATTACATTGACTCAACCAGCACTTAGTGGTCACGTTATTGAGGTAGTTTCTTTCAAAGCAGTTTCTCTTGGTGAACTTGGATTAAATGTTCAGCAAGACGGCGTTGGAGTTGGTACAACTATTTCTACTCTTAATTTTGTTGGTGGAGCAAGTACTTATACTGATCGTGGAAATGGTACTCTTGATATAAATCTTGCTCAGAGTAGAATTAATAAGCAAACATTTAATGTTGGTGTTGGTGGAACAACCTTAGTTACTCTGAATGAACCATATGAATCTGGAAAAATTGATGTTTATCTGAATGGTATTCGTTTAGCGCAGGCAGACTTTACTGAAACTTCTTCAACGACTGTTGGTTTAACAACTGCGGCTGATAACGGTGACGTTATTGAAATTCAATCATTTATTGGTGTAATCAATACACAAACATTCAGTATTATTGATAATTTAACGGTTGCTAATATTGCAACTATTACCAGTCTCAATGTAACTGGAGTTGCAACCGCTACATCATTTGTTGGAAACTTAACTGGAAATGTTACTGGTAATGCTGATACTGCAACCACTGCTACTAATATTGATATTAGTGCTGCTTCTTCTGGTGATACAACGACTCATCTTGTTCTCGTCGGAAACAATTCAACAGGAGCACAGCAACCATTTATTGATAATGGATCTTTGACTTATAATGCTTCGACAAATGTTTTAACTGCTGGCGGTGGATTTAGTGGTGATGGATCTGCTCTTACCGCACTGAATGCTTCTCAATTAACTTCTGGTACAATACCTGGAGATCGTGGTGTAACTTCTGGTTCTACTAGTTCTTCTTTTGTTGAGTATAATGGAACCACGAGAACATCAGGTCAGTTTTATGGTGGAACAACAGATCCAACGAGTTCAACCAGATTAAATTACGATGGAAACTTACATATAAATGGTATGGTTGCCGTTGGTGTTGTTACCGCAACTGATTTTAACTCAACTTCTGATGTTAAACTCAAGACTAACGTTCAAACAATTGAAAATCCAATTGATAAAGTATTGCAGATAAATGGTGTTTCCTTTAATTGGATTGCAGATAATAGACCTTCTATGGGTGTGATTGCTGATGAAATTGAAAAGGTATTGCCAGAGTTAGTCAGTGATACAGATCCTAAGACTGTAAATTATAATGGTCTTATTGGTCTTCTGATTGAATGTATTAAGACTCAGCAAGTTGAAATTGAGAATATAAAGAAGAAACTAAACTAAAATAAATAACCTGAACAATTATTTGTAGATTAATAACTGGTTCTGATTAGATAAATAGTAAAAACTGCCGAGTGTAAACGAAGATGGCAATTAAAATTTCTGGAACTACTGTTATTGATGACAGTGGAAACCTGACTAATATAAACAGTGGTGCTATTATTGGAATTCAATCTGCCGGAAATGCTATTGGTGCTGGTGCGACAACATTAAATTTCATCGGTGCTGGTAATACTTTTTCATATAGTGCTGGGACAAAAACCTTAGATATTAGTATCTCTGGTGGTGGTGGTGGAGCTTCTGCATCATCCACTTACTTCTTTTCAAACATTCTATCTTAATTAAAAAATGGCATCTCCAAATATTTTAGACCTAACAACAGTAACTGGTGTAACGACAGCAATTACGCTTGGCACAACTAGTGTTACGTCCTTAGTATCAAATGCAGCAAGTTCTAATCAAGTTTATAGAGTTGCATCTCTAATTATTTCTAATATTGATGGAACTAATTCGGCTGACATAACCGTAAAATATCATGATGCTGTTGCAGCAGGTGGTACTGGTTATTCAGTTGCTACAACTATCGCAGTTCCTCCAGATTCTTCAATTAATATTATTGATAAAACCTCATTTTTGTATCTAGAAGAAAGTCGTTCACTTTCAGTTCAAGCCAGTGCATCTGGTGATTTGACTGCAGTATGTACTTATGAAGTATTAGAATGATAAAATGAAAAATTTAAGAAAGGTTGTTAATGGTGGATATTTGGGTATATCATATGAAAAAACTCAAAATCCAGCATTTAATTTTTTAAACCTAGCTATACCACTAAATTCTCTAGATGGATCCACTGTCAATGTAATAGATTATTCGGAGCAAAGTAATTCTGTTACTAACAATTCAGTTACCTGGGATTCTGGAAGAACTGATAAATTTTATAATGGTGCATCTGCTTTTAATGGTTCTTCTTCTTATTTGAGTATTGGATCTAATGCTAGTCATGGAACAACCGGTGGTAGTGACTCTCCATTTACAATCGAATCTTATATTTACAGTAATAATGTTAGCTCTGGAAATAGAACCATCTATGAGCAGCAACAGTCTGGATCTTCTAATTTAAAATTTTATACCAATGCTTCAACACTATCAGTTGACTTTAATGGTGCAAACATACTCTCAAGTACTTCAAATATTACTGTAAGTACCTGGCATCATGTTGCTCTACAAAGAAGTGCTTCAGCATTAAGTATGTTTATTGATGGGGTATGTGTAGCATCAACTTCTGTTAGTGGAATATTGACATCTGCTTCTGTTAATATTGGCAGAAGTGTATCTGGATCGGAATATTGGTCTGGAAATATACAGGATTTGAAAGTTTATTCAAATATTCCAAAATATTTTGGAAACTTTCAAGTTCCTTCGAGTTCGACAAGCAATACAAGAAGATATCCATCAGGAATTTACACACTGGGATAAAAAAATGAGCGCATCTGCATACAAAAGAGTTTTTTCAAATAACCAAAGTTCTACTTTCAATGATGGATGTGACTACGAAGTAACCAGATTTTCATTGACAGAATATTCTACAGAATCTGACAATGAGGTTCAAGTAAAAAGTGATTTGTTATATTCTGGTTATTCTCCAATAAAAGCTAATTCGTATTATAATACTGTATCTAATTTTGCTACCGAATCCGAACAGATTGCTGATTTAAACTTGGGTACAATAACAGCAGTTTCAACTGCCACGGGAGTTTATGGTCATCATATTGGAATTGGAACTCAAATTGGAACCAGTGGACAAAATAGTGGTGCTCCTGTCGCAGGGATCAAAGGAACACAAATCGCAATAACAAATTCACATACTGGAAATAATAGTCCATTTCAATATACAACAGATGGTGGTGTAAATTGGACAACCGCTAGTGGAGATTCTATTATAGGATATAACACATATATGTGGGCAACAAATGGATCTGATAAAATTGCCACATTATCTAACTATTCTAATAGTACAATGTATGCGACATTTAGTGGAGGAGTTCCGACTTCAGCAACGACAGCACAATCTCATTCAGCCATTGCTGGGGGAATATCTAATAATTTACTTTTAATGGGAAAATCAAATGAAATTTATAGATCAACTACTTGGACTCCACCTGGAACTTTAGTTGCATCTATAACTGGATCACCATACGCTATGTCTATTAGTAGTGGTTCAGATACAACAGCAACTTGTTTAGCATTTATTTATAACGGAACTCTTTATAGGAGTACTGATGGTGGACAAAATTGGTCTCAAGTATCTCCAACAAGTTTACCAAATTTCAACTTTAGTGGTGTTGGGAATAGGTCTTGTGTTTGGCATTCAGAAACATCAAAATTTTATGTTTTAAACCATGTTGCTGGAAAAGCAACAATATATTCTAGTTCTGATGGACTAACCTGGGAGATGTTATCTCAAACTGCATATGGAGGTTCTCCAGCTTTTAGTAGACTTCAATCAGAAAACGGTTATTTAATTGGCATTGGCAGTAAAATATGGCAAAGTGTTGATGGATATGTCTGGTCTAGACTAAGTGGTACAAGTTTTTTTGATAGAAATTTTGCATACGGATCATCAGGTTATACTAATTTTGATGGTACTGGATATTATGCTGAAGCATCAACTGGTGGAAATGGAAGATCTCATGAATATGGTGAATATGGAACATATACAGAAATAACAACAGACACAAATTCAAATTATTCTTATTTGACACTATCCTCTTCCCAACAAGCCAAACGAAGTGATGCTACTGGATCTCCACCTAGTATTGTGGGTGATATTCAATTAGTAAATACACCAGATAACAAAATATATTTGCAAAATCCTTCTGGTGCCTGGGGAACTAGTTATTCTGGAACATCTTTGGTTACTTCTGCTGGTTTCAATGGAGCATATGTTGGACTTAAAGTTGGTAGTCCATTCTCATCAGGATACATTAGAGAAACTAATATTCCTGATCTATCAGCTTTTACTTATGATTTATTGTTTAGATTTAACTCTGCAAGTGATACAAGTAAAACACTAATTGATACTAGAAATTCTACAAATACTACGGGATTTTATGTTGAAATTGATGGATCCAGTATTTTAAAAATATACTCTGCTGATGGACTAAGTTCAAATACATTATTATCACCTATTGATACTGAATGGCATCATCTCAGAATTACTCCATCAACATCGTATATAGATAATACTAGTATTTCTCATGGATTTACTGTAAGTAGTGGTTCTAGAATTTCAATTGCTAGAAATTGGAGTAACTCTAATATTTTGCAAGTAAAAATTAGTAATTTTAGATTGGTACAAAAAACATTATCTTCTCCTGGTGAAAACTACCTTAGAAATTTATTATCAACTTCCACTAAATCATATCCTGCTATAAAACCTGTTAATTATTAAAATGACTAATAGAAACATAGGAAACACTTTTGGAATAAAAAAGACAGATGATTTAAAATCTGGAATATGGAATACTTATGAAATACATAATCAAAAATTACCAGACTCATTTGGTGCTAGTAGTTGGTATGCTGAAAATAATCTAAAAGACTATCAAGTTTTGTATGTTCCACTAGATAATACGAATTGGGATGCCTATGGATCATCTGGTGGAAGTGTTGGTATAATAACAGAAGCTCCTAATGTTGCAGCTGGATTTACTGAAACATCTCCACAAAATGATTTTGGTATTACTGCATGTATGTTTAATGATGCCAATCAAAATGATAGATTTATTACAATTCCTGCGAGTTCAGATTTTGCTTTGGGAACTTCCGATTTTACAATTGATATTTTCCTGAATAGAACATCAACAGGTTGGTATGAAGGTGGAACTCTTATCGATGCAAGAGATCCTTCAACAAATCAAGGTCCTTGGTATATTGGATATTCAGCTTATCAGGGACGCAGTAAGCCATCATTATATGTTGACAATAGTAATGGTGCTAACACTTTTCAGACATTTGAAACTGAAACACTTTCCGGATCAACCTGGTATCATTATAGGTGGTCTAGGAATGGTGATAAACTTAGAGCATTTACTAATGGTATTCTTCGTAATACTTATACTTTTAATAATCCACATGTTCCAATAAACCCAAGCAACAATCCTATTAGAATTGGTGTAGGTGCAAAGGGATATTTTGGACATTTGAGGATTGTGAAAGGAATTGGATTGAATGGAACTGATAGACCAGATTTCTATAGTGGTATTAGTTCTACTTCATCAAGATTACCAATTTGATTCAATATATAATCTTTGGATAAATAAAAAAACCTACAATCACTAAAATGCTATACTCATACATAAATCGTTATCCAGAAAAACTTCCCAAAAGATTTAGATTGGGTGATGGATCAACTATTACAAATTTAGCAGAAAAATCTAGTGAAGAATTGCTAGAGTTGGGATTTGATGGACCATATGAAATACCAGTTTATGATCCATCAAATGAAAAAATAAATTGGAATGGTAGTGGATTTGATATTATTCCATTTTCAGAAGATGAAAAAAATGGAAGGATTGCTGAAATTTGGAGAAATGTTCGAAATAGAAGGGAAGAACTTTTAAGTAAGACTGATTGGGCAGTCTTGCCAGATTCTCAATTATCCGAAGAGAAAAAAAATGAGTTTTTATCTTATAGACAAAAATTGAGAAATATTCCTCAAGAATTTTCTGATCCAAGTCAAATTATTTGGCCTCAAGAACCTCAACCAATAGATCTACCTTATTAATAATTAATTTTTATCTTTAAAAGAAACCATATTAAATGTCAGATTTTCATCTGCTTGATACCATCCTGTAGCAATATACTTTCTTTCTCCGGGAGGATTTCCTCTATGTGTGTGACTAAATCCAGCAGGCCAAATTAATACTGTTCCTTCTGTAGGTGTATATCTTTCGTCATAAAAATAAAATTCAGTTTCACCTTTATCTTTTACCGTATTTAAATATACCATCCAAACCAGAGTTCTAGAACTATATCTCCAACTAGTGTTTTCTGCATGAAAATTATGAAATCCTCCTGTTGGTGGTTCTGTCACTTGTAAATTGGTTCTAGTGCTTATGAAATTAAATTCGGATAGAATAGGATATTCTTGCACATAGTGTTTAAGACACTCGTTCACTCCACCCATAAGAAGATGTGATTCATTAGGATTGAATGAATCTAAAGAAATAAGCTTATCGTCTATATTTTTGTTTTTTCTAAAAATAATGTTTTCAGATCTATCGCAATATTCTCTTAAATATTGCATGAAAGAATCTTGAAAGACATTATCAAATTTTCCAATAAAGTTTGAAAAAGAACAGTCAAAAGAATCATTTATTGGGAAATCACTTTTCATTTTTTATTGACAGAAAATTTATATACGATTATAATATTATTTTAAAGCATTGTCAATAATGAAAGTATCAATCGTTGGAAAGGGCACATCTGCAATTATCACGGCACTTAAATGTATTTCCCATGGAATTGATGTTGAGATTTATTATGATCCAAATATACCTTATGTGAGTGTTGGTGAAACGACAACACCAGTTGTTGCAGAGCTTTTGAGAAATGTCACTGGAGTCAGTATTTCTGAACTATATCAAAAAGGCATTGCATCAATTAAGACTGGAATTAAGTTTATTGATTGGGGTAAAAGTGAGGTATTTTATCACAATTTTGAGAATGCAATGTCAATGCAGTTTGAGACAGATAAACTAAACCCTTTCGTTCATAATTTATTAGAAGAAAAAGGATTGGTTACTTATATTCCAGAAAATGTAGGTGAGTATAAAATTCTTGACAATCAAGTAATTATTAATGGCAGATATTCTGATTTTGTAATTTTTTGCACAGGGTTTTCTGATCAAGATGAATATCTTCCACCATATGTAAATTCTGTCAATTCTGGCATACTTTTTGTAAAGGATGGTGTTGATGGAGATGAAACTTATTCCATTCACAAATCTACAGAAGATGGGTGGCAATTTGGATTACCATTTCCAAAGTTTAAAATGACAAAATGTGGATATCTATATGATTCTAATATTTCAAATCCAAAAGAAGTTGAAGAAAAAGTTAGGAATTTTGAAAACTGTAAAGTAGTTAATCATATTCATTGGAAACAAAAATATGCAAAAAATTTATTGCAAAACAAATATTGTGCATATAATGGAAATCGATTATTTTTCTTTGAACCATTGCAAGCTTTAAGTCTCCATTATTATGAAATATTTGCTGAAATTATTTGTGCCTTTTTGAAATTTAAGGATATTAGTTATTTTTATGCTGCGAATTATCAATATCATCATAATATGTGGCAACAGCAATTAACTCTTGCACATCATTATCAATATGGTTCTAAATTTGATACAAGTTTTTGGAAACAAATTGTAGATCAATCTAAATCTTTTATTGATAAAACTCCCATTCGTTCTAAGGATATTCTGTTAGATAATATGATTGCGGATTATGTCATTAAAACCTCAGGTTACTCTACTATCGGACCAATGCAAAAGCATGATTGTAAACAACTTTATTGCGGATTTAGTGGGGAAAGTTATGAAGACATTTATGCGGAATATACAGATAAATTAAAAGACTTCAATAATACAGTTTGGACCAATGAACCTTATGACAATTTTTATGAATAATTTTACTTATCATTATAAAGATAATTTTTTAAATAATATTGATGACATAAGATCTATTGCATTAAATTGCAACTACAACAAATCTGATTTGAATACTGGGTGGAAAGGATTTAGATCAAATTTAATAGAAGCAAATTTAATTAAAGATCCTATTCTAGATGAGATTTGTGAGTTTTTAAATCTAGAAAAAAATAATTACACTTTATCTTGTTTTTTTCATTATTCTTTGGAAGAAACTAAGTACGAATGCTTTCCATCCTTTAATCAGTATAAATGGCATGTTGATGGGTGTGATGTTGCGGGGGTTATTTATTTACAACCATTTCCTATGAATAATTGTGGAACTTCTATAATCAATAAAAAAGGAGAAAAACTTGAAATAGATAATGTCTATAATAGGATTTTGTATTATGATGCAAATCTATTACATGCTCCAAATAATTTATTTGGTAAAGATATTGATAATTCGAGAATGACTATTAGTTTTTTTATGACACATATATCAAATTAAAAAGGATTCTAATGACACTTTCATTTGATTATTGGTATGTCTTCCCTATTGCAATAATTGTCGCAACATTGTGCAATGCATCTGGATTTTCTGGAAGTGTATTATTCCAACCATTTTTTAATTTTGTTCTTGGTATACCTATTGCACAATCCGTAGCAACTGGTATTGCAACAGAAAGTATCGGAATGACTAGTGGTGCAGTATCTTATTGGAGAATGGGAAATAAAATTGATATTAAAGCAGTCAAAAAAGTATTCCCATTTGTTTATATTGGAATTATTACTGGAGTTTTCCTATTTGTTTTTCTACCAAAACTTTGGTTAAGGTTTGTAGTTGGTTGTAGTATATTTTCTATTGCAAGTTATCAGCTTTATTTTGCATATCTTGGAAAGTTTGGTGTCAATGATAAAGCAGATTTAAATATTCTTGGAAGTCGTAAATCGCGCATCAAACAATTTTTTGCTGGTGTTTCCTCTGCTTCTACTGGCACCGGCATAGCGGAAATTCATCAGCCAATGTTTGAGCATGATGCAGGTCTTTCTACTAAGAAATCAAATGCATCTGCTATTCTTATCGAAGCACTTGGAAATTGGTTTATTACTCTACTGAATATTAAATTGGGAAATATTGACTATGAAATTCTCATCTTCAGTGCAAGTGGTGTTTTGATTGGTGGTCAAATTGGTCCATTGATTTCTAATCACATTTCCGATAGAGTTTTGAAGGTAATATTTGGAATTTCTGTCTGTATAATTGGAGTAATTTATATTATAACTTCACTGTATTGATACTGTAAATTGGTTCATCGCAAAGTATTTACTTTTTTATTTCTTATAAATAATTAAAAAGCGGTAAAATGACAAGAGCCAGAGAAATATCTAGATTGTTTTCTCCGGGAGTTCCAGATATTAATGTTGGTATAGTAACTGCTACTAAACTTCATGTTGGTTCTGGTGTATCAATTACTAGTGGAATCATCACAGCAACAACAGGAATTGTTACTTACTATGGTGATGGCCAATACCTTCAGAATATTGTAAGTGGTGTTGGTATTGCAACAGAGGGTGGAACAGTTGGGACTGGTGCAACTTTATTAGACTTTAGAGGAGCAGGAATTTCTACAGTCACTGTTTCTTCTGGTATTGCAACAATTAATGTAACTGGAGGAGGTGGATCTATAGGAACCACTGGAATTACAACACAAACATTCTTCTCTAATCCAAATATTATTAGTGAAGCATATGTTTTAGATAATCCAAATCATAATTATGGAATGTTTGGTCCAGTTTCTGTTGGTGCTACCATCACTGTTGGTGTTGGAAATACCTTCGTAATCGTATAAGGAGTTTAGAAAATGTCTTCTTTAAGAGTTAATAAGATAGTAAACTACAATGATGATGGTCCAGTTGAATTTACAAAAGGTGTTTCTGTTCCTTCTGGTCAGCAAATTGATGGAACATTAGTCATTAATACTGTTGGTGTAGTTACTGCCACATCTTTTAGTGGTGTTGGTGCTGGAATAACAACATTTGGAGTTGCAAATGAAGTTTCTACCAGTAAAGCTATAGCATACACAATAATAGGATAAAAAAATGACAATAAACTCTAAACTTCAAGTTGATAGTATAGAAGCATTTGATCCTGCTGGACCTGTTGTAGTTTCTTACGGAGCTTCTGTTCCTTCTGGGCAAACATTCACTGCACAAGGTAATGTAAATATAAGTGGAATTGTTACAGCATCAAATTTTTCTGGTGATGGTAGTGGATTGTCCGGATTAAATATTGCAACTTCATCAAAAGCAATTGCATACACTCTTATAACTTAAAATGGCAAAAATAAAAGTAAATTCTATTGTTAATCAGAATGATGATGGGGCACCTGAATTAACCAGAGGTGCCACAGTTCCTTCTGGGCAAAGTTTTGACGTTGAGGGAAATGTTAATGTTGTTGGTGTAATAACAGCATCTAATTTTGTAGGAAATGGTTCTGAATTAAGTGGAATAAATATATCCACACAAGGTAAAGCAATTGCTTTTAAAAGAATTCTTGGATTTGATGAATATAGATCATAAAATACTATAAATATAAAAAAGGAGAGAATTAAAAAATGGCAGCCCCAAACATTGTAAATGTAACCACGATTATAGGTAAAACTAGTTATTTGAATTTAGGAGACACTAATGACACCGTTCTCGTTAGTAATGCAGCTTCAAGTGGAAAGGTATATAAAATTAATTCAATTATTGTTTCTAATGATGATGGCGTAGATACTGCTAATATTACAGTTGCACTTCATAATGCAGCAGCGGGTGGTGGATCTGGATTCAAACTTGCACATACAATTGATGTTGTTGCAGATTCAACACTTGTAGTTTTAGATAAAGCATCATCAATCTATTTGGAAGAAGATCATTCTATTGTTGTTACCGCATCTGCAGCATCAGATTTGGATGTTATATGTTCTTATGAAGAAATTTCTGCTTGATACGGAGAGTAATTACCAATGGCAAATCCAACAGCACTATACTCTTATCAGGGGCAAGCACCAGCACCACTTCCAAAAAAAATTCTTTTAAGTGACGGTAGAAAAAGAACAGACATAAATTCTTTTACTGACGAAGAATTATTAAAATCTGGATATAGTGGACCTTACGAAGTCCCGAATTATGATCAAGAATATCAAAGAATTTTATGGAATTCAGAAACTCTCTCATTTGTTGTAGAAGATATTTCTGATGAAGAACTTTGGGATAAAGTTCGCAAAGAAAGAGACAATCTTCTTTCAAAATCTGATTGGACAATGTTTATAGATTCTTCAGAGACTTTAAATTATCGTGAGTGGGAGATGTATCGTCAAAGGCTTAGAGACCTAACAAACCTTTATGATAGTCCAAAGAATGTAGTTTTTCCTGAAAGTCCAGAAGGAAAATCCGATGAAGATTTTGAACAACCTAGAGTTTATGAAGACAGAATTATTCGTAGAGTTCGTGCTTTAGAAGAAGAAATCAAAATACTTAATGCAAAAGTATTTTCAGAATCTGTAGGTATTGCTTCAACGGATGGGTAACTTATGGCACCTTTTAGACCCACAAATATTAATAAAAGAGCATACCCAGGAAATGCAAGTGTAGTTGGACCAACTATAGAAGCATCATTAGGAATTAGTACAACAACTTGTTGTAGTTCTACCAATGTGTGTGATGCTTGTACTGGTCCTAATAATATTTTAGGATGTAGATATACTTATTGTTATTGCCCTTGTTGTAATGTTTGTTGTTCTTGTGATTGTACAGTATGCACACAAACTGTTCCTGGTGGAATGTGGAAGTCTTCAGAGCAATATACCGCATCTGTTGCTGGTGCATGGGGAAATAGTTCAACGTCCTCAAATACTGCACCAGTTTGCTTATGTTGTACTAATGTTGGTGCAACTTCACTTAGTTCTGCTTGTTCAGATTGTGGTGGATTTTTTATAAGATGTGGACCATCAACTGCAAAATGGTTTATAGCACCATCTTGTACTGAATTGTGTAGGGTTTGGACTTCTAGAAATGATGCAGTTACATGTGCAAATTCTGCAGTAGGTTCTTGTGGTTGGTTTATTCATTCAATTACACAATGGAGTGATACTTTATATCCTGGTGGAGCATATTGGGATTCTAAACAATCTGGTATAAGTCAATGGTATTGGAGTGATACTGAATCTAACGGAACCTACGCTTCCCTTGCCTGCTTCTTTAATGGTAGGCCTTCAATCGGGACAAAGTCGTCCTCGCACTGGGTCCGAGCTACAAGATGTGTTCCATCTTAAATAACAAATTGAACATTATTGATTTTGAATGTCTTCTATTAATTTTTTTAAAGCAAAAAATAAACACGAATATAATCAAAAATTTTTGACAAAAGTTCCTTCTTGGGAGCAAATAATTTACAATATAGATTTAAATGTAAAGAAAAAAAACAAAATAATAAATAGAGATTATTATGGAATAGAAATTTTTAATATATTTGATATAGAAGAAGTAGATAAAATTATTGGTTGGATTAAAAAAAATAATCCAAACCATTTATATTCAGCACATGCTTATGTAAGTCTGTCAGAAAAAAGTCATACACTAGGAAAACATTTTGATAGTTCTGATGTATGGTTTTGGCAGTGCATAGGAAAAACTAAATGGCATGTATATGAAAACAACAAAAATTATTCTTATATAATGAGTCCTGGCGATTTTATATATGTTCCAAAGAATATTTTTCATGAGGTAATTCCATTAACACCAAGGGTTGGAATTTCTTTTGGAATAGATTATAATGATTCTATACTTAAATACAGTTATTGAATAACATGAATATTTTGGGAATTTATGGTAGTTTTAATTGGGAAGCAAATACCTCATATGATGAAAATGGTTCAATATCATGGCTTCATGATTCTGGTGCATCTCTCATAATTAATGGAAATCATGTATGTAGTATTTCAGAAGAAAGGCTTAGTAGAATTAAGTATGATGGCAATTTTCCTAAACTGTCCATAGATTATTGCTTATCTGAAGGAAATTTGCATCCGGAAAATATAGATTTGATATGTATTACATCAATGTGTCTTGATATTTTTTATGAGAAATTGTATAACAATGAAATTCATAAAAAAATAAATGAAATATTTCCAAATGCAAAAATAAAAATAGTTTCACATCATCTAAGTCATGCTGCAGCAGCAATTTTTACTTGTGATTTTAATGAAGGAACTTTTCTTATATTAGATGGAGCTGGTAGTAAAATTTATGATCCATATAAAAATAATGAAATAACAACAGAAACTAATAGTATTGGATACTTTAATAAGTATGAAAATGTTTTAAGAATTCATCCAGGATATCATGAAGTTAATGATTTTGGTACTTATTATAGGGGATTATCTCAGATTATATATGAAAGAAAAACTCATAGGAAACTTTGGGATTATGAGGAAAATATTCGTGAAAGTTTGAGTGGAAAAATAATGGGTCTTTCTGCTTATGGTGAATATCAAAAACATGATTG